TACATTCCATTGCGTTTAAAGAATACTGGCGAGATTAAAGGTCTATAATAATTAGGAGAACACAATGTCAATTGCATCATTATCAAGATTTACAGTACCGCTAGCCAGTAACCAAAGCTCAAGTACTCAAGGCATGTTGATGCCCAAGTTAAAGTACAGATTCAGAGTCAGCTTTGAAAATTTTGGTGTTTCGGGTGGCACAGTAGAATTAACAAAACAAGTGGCTGATTGTAGCCGACCTGTTGTTAAATTTACGGACCAAACCATTGAAGTTTACAACAGCAAGATCCATTATGCTGGTAAACCAACGTGGACCGCAGTGACAATTAAATTACGTGACGATGTATCAAACAACGTGACTAAATTGGTTGGTGAGCAGAATCAAAAGCAGTTTGACTTCTTTGAACAAAGTTCTGCGGCCAGTGCCGGCGACTACAAATTCCTCACACGTATCGAAATGTTGGATGGCGGTAACGGCACTAACACTCCCACAGTTCTTGAAACATGGGAATTGTATGGTTGCTATGTGGACAGCACAACTTATTCTGCACTGAGTTATACAGGCGCTGCCGACGTAGCAATGATTGATCTTAGTATTCAATATGACAACGCACAGCAAATTGGCCCAGGTGCTGGTATGGGAACTGAAGGATTTGCACAGAAACGTGCAGGTACAGCCACAACTGGTGGCGGTGTTCCTTACAGATAATAAACAAACTAAAAACCCGCTTGTCGGGTTTTTTAGTGACTAGTCATTAACTACGCAGTTAATATTTAAGATAAATATTATTATGGCCTTTACCCCCAACAAATATTTAAAAACTCATAGTCCCATGAGCTTTGTGTACTTACGAGATCAACGTCATGCAAGTCGTTTGTTTGCAGAAGATTCGTTTAGACTTGCACCAAAGTTTAGTCATTTATTTCATGTGTCATTCAGTATTAATCCAGCGGCGTTAAAAAGTATTGATTTAGTACAACGGCACAGGAACGAAATTAACATGCTGGTTAAAAGCATATCGTTACCCAAGTTCACCATGGCCGCAGAAACAGCCAATCAATACAATAGAAAAAAAGTAATACAAACACAACACAAATTTGAGAATGCCACTATTAAATTTCATGATGACAACATGGGCTTAATTAATCAAGTGTGGCAAAATTACTACAGCTACTATTATGCAGATCCCACTAGTGCAAAAACAGGAACAGCATACAATAGAAATGCCACTAAGAATTTTGATTTTATTACCACGCCGTTTGGACTAGACAACGGCAGTAGTGTTCCATTTTTTAACTATATAACAATCTATCAAATGGCTCGTCATGAATTTGTAAGCTACAAGTTACATAACCCTTTGATTGCCACATGGGATCATGCGGGATTAGAGTATAGCGGTCAAGCCAAATTGCATGACAACACCATGACCATTTCGTTTGAAGCAGTGTCGTATGATGCAGGAATTGTCAGCCCAGAAACTGTGGAAGGCTTTGGCTTGGAGCACTATGATGTTACTCCTAGTCCGTTAGAAGGAGTAGTTGACTCCAATAGTCTAAGTCCAAGTTTTGTATCTCAACAAAATGTCACTGCCAATGGCGCTGAAACACTAAACAACATTGTTGAATCTATTAACACATATCAAAATACACAAGAAAAAGCAATTCAAGGAACTCCAGGTCTGCTGGTTGCATCTACTACACAAGCTGTTGGTGGCGTACAAGGTATAACATTCCCAGTTAAAACAGCAGAATCAAACACAACTGAAGCAAAAAAAGTTAATTTAGGATAAACTATGGCTAATAATTTACCGCAAGCACAGTCCAGCAAAGTTGATGCTAAACAATTTTTTGATAATTTTTTTGTTCACGAAGTTACATTTCCTGCAAACGAAATTGATGCCACCGTTGGATTTTTTATAAAAAGAGGATTTGATACAGACAGTGCCAGAAGCACAGCAATTATATTATTAAATCAAGCTCGGGTAGATGCAGTGAATGTGTTCACGTTGCTGGATAGTCTCAAAGGACTAACTGATGTTCAGTTGGGTCAAGTGGTTGCACAGATATTAAATTCATACAGAGAAAAAACAAGTATACTTGGCTATCATATTTCTACAATAGCAGACACATACGAAAGTAGAAACATTTTAGTTTAAAATGTCAAAATTTGCCCGTGGAAAATTTGTAATGAAACAACCAGAAAAATATGTGGGAACCAAGATTCCCACATATAGAAGTAGCTGGGAGTGGAGTTTTATGAATTTTTGTGATACAAATAAAAGTGTACAAAAATGGGCAAGTGAAGCAATACAAATTCCCTACAGAGATCCGCTAACTGGCCGGCAAACAGTGTATGTTCCAGATTTCTTCATTCAATACGTTGATAAAAACAACAAAATGATTGTGGAACTGATTGAAGTAAAACCTGCTAGCCAAACTATATTAGAACGGGTGGGCAAGAACAAATACAATCAAGCACAGTTTATCAAGAATCAAGCCAAGTGGGCCGCTGCCAATTTATGGTGTCGTCAACAAGGTATCAAGTTCAGAATACTCAATGAAAATGATTTGTTTCACACTGGCACTGCATAAGTAATAATATGAAGAAACTTGAAGAAATTTTAAATCTTCCTGAAAGCAAGAAAATTGTTAAGGAAGAAGAACAGAAAAAAAGCAAAACTGAAGTTGCACCTCTATTGCGTGATATGAGCGAATTTGACAAAATCAGTGCGGCATTGCCTGCTGTAAAAGGCTTGGGCGAAGCCAGCGATGCGGAGTTTGATGCGCTTGCTCAACGTGCAACTGATGCATATGACGACTTAATGGATTTGGGCATGAACGTGGAAGCACGTTATAGCGGCAGGGTATTTGAAGTTGCCGCAACTATGCTTAAAAATGCCATTGACGCAAAAGCCGCTAAAATTGACAAAAAACTCAAGATGATTGAGCTCCAACTTAAGAAACAAAAGTTAGATAATGATTCAATGCAAGAAGACAACAGTGTTAGTATACCCGGGGATGGCTTTATTGTAGCAGATCGCAATAGTCTATTGGAAAAACTACGCAGTATGAAATAAATACATTATCAGGAATATACCATGAAATCATTTACCGAATATCTAGTAGAAAGCAAACGAGTCTACGAATTTAAGATTAAAATTGCCAAGGACTGTCCCAAGGACTGCACCACTCTGATTAAATCTGCCTTGGCCGAATTCCATGTAGAATCGTGTAGCGCAGGAAAAACGACACCAATACAAGAAACTCAGATAGAATTTCCAAATCATCCCAATGTTGCTGTGACAATTTTTGATGTTGCAACAAACTATCCTGCAACTAGTTTACAAATTGCTAATATGATTGCAGAGAAGCTTCGTTTTTCAAAAAGTGATGTTCGCGTTCGTAATATGAAAGAAGAAGAAGAACTGTCTATCAATAATCAAAACGCTACTAAATCTGGAAAGTCTGTACTTACCACTGACTATGAAAACAGCGATAATCAAGAGCTGGTAGGCGAAAAAAAGAAAGAAAACTTTCTTAAAGAATTAACAAAAACCAAAAAAGAACTAGAACAAGTCAAAGGTGTTAACGATACGTTACTGGCTAAAAAAGTTCCTGTTGAAAAACAACCCAAACAATCCAAAACAAAATCTACTGGAAACAAAAGTCCAATAGGAGGAAAATAACATGAACTTTACAGAATTATATCAAAGAATTCGTAGCATTGAAGAAGGTGCTCCATCAGAGCCAACTGCACCAGGCGGCGTTATCAAAACAAAAAATGCCGACGGTACTGTGTCATACAAACCAAAGGTTCCGGGAGAAAGACTCACTAGTACATTGCCAGGAAACCAAGCCGCAAAAACAACAGACACCTCAGATAAAGATAAACCCAAGTCTGTGAATGAAGAATGTGGCGACATGCCTGTGGGCATGATGGGCATGAGCAGTCATCAGGGTCAACAAGATTCAGTCACCATGAACATCAGTATGAATGGTAGCGGTGCTGGCGGCATCCGCGACTTAATGAGCATACTGCGCAACATTGAAAGTAGTGACAACACCGATGTTCACAGTCATGACGTTAGTAAGCTATTTGGCGGCGAAATCCCATTGGGATTTGATGAAGAAATGTCGGACGGCGGATTTGGTGATGCCAGCACAACACCTGATCCTACCGTAAGTGGAATTGATGCTGTTACTGATATTGGCGCACCAATCAATGGCGGCGATCACCGCAAGCGTCAAGCTGGATTGCCACAAGGTGCACCAATGCATGAAACTTTAGTGGATCGTTTGTCAGCATTGTATAACGAAATCAAAGAAGCCAAAGAAGAAGAGTTTGATGTATTGAAGCATGTTAAAAATCCTACCAAAGGCGAAAAAGAAGCTGCCAAAGATGTCAAACGTGGCAGTTATGCAGATCGTGCGGCCATGTTGAAATCAGCAGAAGCTGATGGTAGATTAAAAAAAGAAGCATACAATCCTAACTCAGTAGATGCTGAACATCGTCGTGGTTTAGAAAAATCGCAGGAAGACAGCTTAAAGAAAAAAGCGGCTGACGGAGATGAGTCAGCTAAGAAGCGGTTGCAAGCATTAAAAGATAAAAAAGAACGTATAAGTAACGATTACAACGCTCGTATGGAAAGATAAGCATTCCGTTCAAGATACCAAAAAAGCACCTTCTCGGTGCTTTTTTTATGTAAATAACGTATGGCAAAAAGTTTAGATGGTGTAATCACCAAGAAAGCACATACCCGAGAAAAGTTCACGGAAGATCAAGTTGTAGATTTATTGGCTTGTTCTGACCCAAAGGACGGCTACTTGCATTTTTCTCGCAACCATTTTCATATACAGCATCCTGTCAAAGGCAAGATGTTGTTCCACCCATTTGAATATCAAGAGCGGCTGTTACACAGTTATCACGATTTTCGATTCAACATCAACATGCTGCCGCGTCAGAGTGGTAAAACAACATGCGCCTCCAGTTACCTGTTATGGTTTGCAATGTTTCATCCAGATCAGACTATTCTAGTTGCCGCACACAAATACACAGGTGCACAGGAAATTATGCAACGTATCCGCTATGGATACGAACTATGCGAGGACCATATCCGATGTGGTGTGGTCAGCTACAACAAAGGGAGTATAGACTTTGACAACGGCTCAAGAATTGTATCAGCTACTACTACTGGTAATACCGGTCGTGGTATGTCCATATCCTTACTATATTGCGATGAGTTTGCTTTCGTACAGCCAAATATCGCCACTGAGTTTTGG